TCTTTCTTCATAAATTAAATCTTCCTTTTCTTTAATACAGTTCGGTTTATTACTATGATTAATAAATCCACCTAATGGTGTTCTTATTACTTCTGAATATTCAGATATATAATGCATCATTCCTAAATTAGTATTCTTTTTAATATCTTTAGTTGCAAATAATCCTAAGCCTTCAATATCTGATTCTTGTATTGTTAATGTTTTTGGTAATGGTCTATATTTCATATTTTCCTTATTTATTGGGCAGTTTATACAGGTTACCCAGCTGTTTCGGTTTACTAGTAGTGATGTAGGCCGAGAGAGGAAAAGCCTATTGCTCATCCACCTACCATTGTCTGTTAGCTGTTGCCTATAAGGTCTTACGTTCAGTTCTAACTTCTAACCGAATTCTATTATAATACTTCTTTGAAAGCAATATTACTTACATTGTAATTTAATCTTCCAGTTTCAGCATTATAAGTAGCTTGACCACAATGACCAGTGTCTCCAGTAAATCTGCTTTTTAATACAGCAAATTTAACTATATTACGTTCTTCTTTTTCAGCTGCCATCATGTTTCTACTAAAAGCTACAATATCAAAACTAATTTGTTTTATACTTCCACTTCCTTTTATATCATCTAAACTAGCCATACGACCTTCTTCAAATGATTTATGATCCCCATGACTTTTTCTTAAATGGGATATCAAAGTTAAATGAATGTTATATCTTTTAACAATTTTTAATAATGAACTCATAACCTTATCTATTGCTTCATTACCTGATAGGCCTTCAGATCCTTCTGATACAGCAATTGTAATGTGGTCTAAAATTAAATATTGACAACCTAATGCAGCCAAATATTCAATTCTTGATAATAAAGAACTATCTTGAACAGATCCTTGATGATCTAATAATATTAATCTTTCATCACCAAATACTTTTTCAAAACCTTTTCTGGCTTCTTCTTCAGTACAATCTTCTGGTGTTCTAATATTTTTATTTATAGACATACCAATTAATCTTGTTGCAGTATCACCAATAGATTCTTCTAATGATATTAAACCTATTTTAGCTTCAGATTGTTCTAATAAATTTAATATTGTTTCTTTAACAACAGTTGATTTACCGGATCCTGTACCAGATGTAAATAAAGTAATTTCACCTAATCTCATTCCTAACAATTTATCATTTAAACCCTTTAAACAATCAGGATAAGGTATAGATTCTGTATTAGATCTTTCCTTAAATGCTTGCCATATTTTTTCACCGGATACAAAATTATCTGGTTTATATGATTTAGCTGACCAAACATCTTGTAAATATTCATCAACTAATCCCTTTGTTAAAGCATCATTAGCATCTTTATGAATACTATTTACAATATGAGCTTTCCCGGGCTTAATAATATGTGCAACATCTTTTGATGCTTCAATACCAAATTCATCATTATCAAATGCTAAGAAAACTTTATCGTATTTATTTACAAATTCTAAATTAGATGCGATATTTCTTCTAGCACTTTGGGCTCCATTAACAATTGATACAACATCAAATTGAGCTTTAGCTTTTGTAAGCATTTCTAATATTGATAAACAATCTATTTCACCTTCAGTAATAACTAGGTTTTTTCTTTTACCACTATTACATTGGTTAAATAATTCAGGAACATCTGCTTTACCTATAACCCTAAAATCTTTGGTAGCAACTATTCTTTTCTTGTATGCTTTTATTTTTTTATTTACTGTTATTGGATAAAAATGACTAATAATATTTCTATTTTCATCATATTCAACTTTAACACCAGCATTATATAAAACTTTTTTGGATATACCTCTAAATGATTCTACAGGAAGTTGTTCAATTTCATCCAAAGTTAATTGTGATTGTACTACATTAAATTCAATATTTGTATCTTGTGTACCTGCCGCTGTATTTTTTCTACAACTAAAGCAATATGCAGATCCATCAGAATATACCGCATTGGCATCTGATGAACCACAACTTTCACAATTTGTGTGTTTTATAAATGATGTGTTTTTACCCATAAAGTTCCTCTCTTGTTATTTTATATCTTTTTGTTGCCCATTTAACAAACTTTTTAATATCTCTGCCATTGGCAGAAGTCATCATACAGTTTGCTATATTGGAAACAAATTCAACATTTCCTTTTACATATCCTAATCTTGGATTAATTCTATCTAATGTTGGACTTAATTTGCCTAATGAAACATTAGACACCTTCATTTTATATCCAAGAATAGGACAAATACAATCTTTAGGAAATATTTTTTCTAAATAATCCGATGATAAATTAAAAGGTAATTTTTTAATCCTTGCTCTTCTTTTTGAAGCTTTACAAGAAGTAACAGCTATACCCCTAATAGATCCATTATATTTTTTCTGATTAAATGCCATTTAAATATTCCTTCCAGTATTCTATTGACCATTTTGAATGATCATTAAAATCCTTAATAAGGTATAACATTGTGCCCATTACATTTAACCTTGATAAAAAATCTTCTGGATAATGTTTTTTATATGCTTTAATTACGGCTTCAAATTGATCTATTAAATTTTTATCTTTTAATATTTTTTTAGCTTTTACCGGACCTATTCCTTCAATACCAGGTATATTATCAACAGCATCACCTGTTAATAACTGTTCATGAAAAAATTCTATACCTTCAATTTTAGATACAGCAGATAAATTATTGTGTAATAAATTATAAAATAAACCACCTATAGTTTTCCAATCCTTATCCAATGTTATAAGCATATATAATTGACCATTTTTTATATATTTAAATGCTTCAACAGATGCCGTATCATCAGCCTCATAATTTGGAACCATAATAGGTTTATATTTTTTAGCAACATAATCTCTACATTCTAAATAATTATCAGGTTTATCTCTTCTTTTACCTTTATATTTTAAAAATGTTTGTTCTATTTCTTTTCTAAAATTACCACCACCTGAAATATGTAAACTATATTCATCACAAGCGGTATTCATTTTTACTTCTTCATATATATCATCAAATGTTTTTCTTACATCTAAATTATCCTTTATGGCTTTATTACAAGCTCTGTATACCAATACATCACCATCAACAATACCAATTATTTTATTAGTGGGTTTCATACCAATTATTCCCTTCTTTCGCATCTCCTGCCATTTGAATATTTAAATCTAATTCCTTAGTAATAAAATCTCCAAATGAATAAGATAATATCTCTTTTACCCTTTTTGTGTTTTCTGGTTTAGTTTGAACTTGAACTTCATCATGAATTAAACCAAGCATATCAACATCTAATTTTTCTTCTTTAAACATTTTAAAAGCATTAACAACAGCTGATTTAACTGTAATTGCTTCATATGCTTGTAATAAATAATTTAATAATTTAAATGAAGACTCGGCATATATTTTTCTTCCATCTAATGCTGGAATAAAACCCATACCATCTTTATTTTGTGTTGTATAAAAAAATTTATTTAATCTATTATTTAATTCTTTTAATCCAGGAAAGGCAACATATAATTTATTTTTAACTTCTTTACCCTTTTCTAAATCTTCAATTCCATTTACCATTTTGCCTAATTTAGCAAAACCAGCACCAAAAATTGTAGCATATAATAAACTTTTAGCTAATTGTCTGCTAACACCTACAATATCTGCTGTTCTTTGGTGTATATCACCATTTAAAACATGTTCATTTATATCTTTATTATTTAAATAATGACATAAAGCTCTAATTTGATTACCTGCACTATCACAGCCAACCATAACTTTACCATCATCAGCTACAAATAATTCTCTCATTTCTTTTCCAAAAAATGAATTAACATTAGGTACATTTACTATTTTAGAATGTCTTTGTCTAAATGTTGGTGTTCCTACATTAAATGCTTCCACATAAACACGTCCATTATTTTCTTCAGCTAATTCAATCCAGCCTTTTAAAACTGAATGTCTAGATCTTAAACTATAATAATGTAATATTTCTTTTCCTAAATCACCTTGAATAGTGTGAATACTATCTTCAGTTATTTTTGGTTCACCTTTTGGTGTAAATTGAGTAGGTTTCCAACCACTATCTAATAACATACCCCTAACTTGTTCCATATTGCCAAGATCAGCTGGTATCATTTCATATCTTTGAAATGTATCATTACTGTTCCATTTATGAGTATCGTTAGGCTGTATTTCTTCTCCTAAAAATTGAGATAACATTCTACATGTTACCGCAGTAAAATTTCCATTTTGAAGATATTTAGCTGTTTTGGGCTCTTTATCAACAAATACTTTTCTAGGTTTTAAAGTTGGATTAACTTTATCTTCAATTTTTTTCATTTCAGAAGTTAAATATTCATAATGCTTTTTAGCTAATGGTAAATTAAACTTCCATTTATTTTTAACTTGTTCAGAACATAATTCAGCAATAGCATGCTCTGTTTGTAATGCCCTTTTATAAGTAGGCCTGTTTGCTATAAGTTCATGTGCTTCTTTAACTAAATAATTGTAAACTTTGTGGTTTAAATTAACGTCTTGAATAGCATAAATTTTCATTTCTTTTGAATATTTATCAAAATCTTTAAAATCACCTTTAGCATCATTTAATATTTTACCAAAATTTGCTAATGAATGTTTTCCTTCTCTTCTATAATTATTCATTTGTGATAATAACATTGTATCTATAAATTTAATGTTATTAGGTTTCCAATTTAATAATTTATTTAACACAACATTATCATAAGCAATAATATTGTGACCAATAATTACTTTTGCTTTATTTAAATATGATATTAATTCATTTAACGGTTTGCTATCTGGATCATAATCACTAAATGTTACTATTTCATTTGTTTCGATATTTTTAGTAACAGCTATCCAAATATTAGTAACTGTATCTATTAAACCGTTTGTTTCAATATCATATATTATTTTCATATTCTAATTTATCCTTAAAGTAATTATAAACTTTTGCATAAAGCATTTCTTGTGAACTATCATTTTGAAAAACTTTAGGAAATTCAACATTATCTAAACCATGTTCAGATCTATGATCATCTCCATTATATCCAGGCCTATGAACACCAACACAAAAACCATATTTGTTAATCATATCTAATTCATTTTTAAATCTAACATCAGGAATAACAATATTTCTTTTTGTATTTTTAATTTCTTTTTCCATTATTTTTACCCAAATATCTTTGTGTAATTCATCTCTAAATGCCATACCTATTTTTTGCATCATATCTCTTGGAGATAAATAAAACCATTCAGGCATAGGTTCTTCTCTAAATATTCTTTCACCATTATCACCAGATAATATAGCTTTATCTATACCAAATGTATAATGAATAAGATCTTTAATAGGTTGTGCAAATGACATTTTTTCAAATCCAAAACTTGTTTGTAATACATTTGCTACTGTATCTTTTCCTGCACCTTTATATCCTGCAACACCTATAATCATATTAATCTCCTTTATTATAATAAAAATAAGTTTTTTTATTTTTTTCCATACAAGTATGAGCAAATACTGGTTTATTTTTATAAGTATAATACCCCCATATTTGATTATTACCTGGTTTATATTTAGGGTTATTTTTCCAAATAACAGTTTTCATATAAGCATTTTCACAAAATTCACCTATATTTACTTTAACAGGTATTTCAATTTTTTGACCCGTTGTTAACCATAATATCAATATTATTGTTTTCATTAATGTACTGTTTCAACTTTTTTAATTGTATACAAATAATTACAAGGATAATATTTCCTAAATTTTTCATCAATTTTAGCTTCTTCAAATATAAGCTCTAAATCTTCTTCATCTAAAGCTTTTAAATCTATTATTATACCTATAGTAATAATTAATTCAACTTTATCAGTTTCGTTATTTATTAAACCAACTTTTTTACCTTCTAATGGTAAATAATATCTTCTAATTTCAGATTTCTTTTCACCTGATTTAATAAGATCTAACCATTTTTTATCAATATTGAATGTGTGTAATTTAAACATTTTATCTAACATAATTCCTGTTCTGTAAGGCATAGATTTAGCTGGGCAATTAAGCCCAGCCAAAATTTATAATGCTAATTAAATTACATCTTTATCGGTATCAATTGATGCAAACTCTAATTTATCACCATTTTGATATTCAACAAGCTCAGTAATTTGCAAAGCTAATAATTGAGTTGATATACCCTTTTTACCCATATATTCATATGGTTTAAATTTAACTTGGACATTACCTTTAGATCCATTTCCAATAGTATTTGTATCAAGTATTGGCTGTAATGATTTATCAACTACAGGAGGTGGAGAAGTATTATATTTACCATCAGCATCTGCATAAATTTTCTTTTTTAATGCAGCCGTGTAAACAACACCACCATTTTCTTCTACTGGTTTTACATTTATACCAGCTTTTTTCCAAATCTCAGCCGCAGTTTTATCTGAAGTTTTTACAGTACATGAAAACTGAGGTGACTTTTTATCAAAACCCATATCTGGATTTTTAGGGTCAAGTTTAACCCAACTTAATTCAACATTATTTAATAACATATTATTTTCTCCTTATTTATCTTCCTTGTCTATTATATTTTTTAAACATTCTTTTTTCATCTTTATTTTTAGATTTTTTATGAACTCTTGGCCTTTTTTTCGGTTTTGGCCTCGGTTCGAATGTTTTGAACTTTTGCTTTGCCATATTGACATTCTCCGTCACACGGACCACAATTTAAACACAAACAAATACATGTAAATTGATCCGGCTTAGTTGTGTTTTTACATTCTTCACATTGATAATCATCACGCATTTTATCCTCCTGTTAAATAATTAATCTATTTATAAAGCCAATATATTAGGAGGATATAAACATATTGGCTATACAAATAGACTAATTAATTAGTTAGTTGATAGATTTCTCTGTAAGGTATAGAAATAGGATATTAGCAATAGGCTTATATAAG